AAATATCATTTAAAATAATCAAATTTTTAGCAAAGTAGGTCTTTTTGGTACCATATGAGACGCATTTATGCAAGATTTCCTCCTTCTTCAGATGTTTCGAACATATGGTTGATTACCTTTGCTTTTTGGAAAAAAGAAAAAGCCTTAAAACAGCGATTTTACGCGGTTTCTAAGGCTTTTTAATACAGGGGATGAGAGAATCGAACTCCCACAGAAAGTGCTAAAACCCCTGTAAAATCAATGATTGTTATGATTCATGTTGCATTTCGTGTTGCATAGACTCAAAATAGTTGATTGCAATCTTATTCATTTTATCTTCCATGTCCGGAAGAGTGTGACGGTAGACTTCTTTCAGTACCGAATCATTTCCCCATCCACCAGATTGCATGATATACGCATCTGGTATTCCTAGCGCATGTTGAACAGAAGCGTTGTAATGCCTTAAGTCGTGGAATCGAAAGTGAGGTATCTCTAATTTCTTAAGGAGATTTCCAAACGATGTTGTTAATGTATTCGGATTCATGTCTACAGTGTCGGTTGAAAGTTCCAAGAACTTCTCGATTACGAATGATGGATAATTCACATATCTGTCACCAGCATAAGACTTAGGTGCTTTTACAATCCATTCGCCCTCATCATTCATAACCATTGTTTTTGTAACGTGTATCGTGTGATTCTTGATGTCGGACTTCTGTAATGCACAGATCTCACCTCTTCGCATAGCTCCAAACGCTGCGAGGAGAATTGGCACTTCCATGATAGTTCCTTCTGATGCACGAACAATCTTCTTAATGTCCACTTCTGTAGGAATGTAAATGTTGCTCCTGAGTTTTTTTGGAAGAGTGATATTGATTACAATTCCCGGACGAAATCTTTTCATTACCGCGCTGATCAGTCCATTCATGTCACGAACAGACTTAGGTGACAGCTCTGTAGATGCCTTATTAATCACCTTTTGAATTACGCTTTGTGTGATTTCCTTTAGCTGATACTCTTTAAGCGGTGCCATGCAATTACGTTGCATACTCTTGTACTTTCTGATGCTGGACGGTGAGAGGACAGCGGAACGTTCCTGGATATACTTTTCTAGTGCATCACCGAAAGTCATTTGTACTTCTTCATCTTTCTTGATTTCTTTGTTATCTGCCCATTCAGCAGCCATTGCTTCAGCTTTTCTTTTTCCTCTTGCCGATGGATCATCACAAGTGAAAGACTTATAGATTCTTTTCTGTTTCTGTTTCTTCGTTTTCGGATCAATAACAGGTTTTCCGTTTTTATCTAAGACAATTTCATAGTGGCTGAATACCTGACATCTCCAGGATCCGGAAGGTAACTTCTTAGCTGTTGCCATATAATCATCTCCTTTTAAGTATAAAAATAACAGCCATACAATAGAACAACAGTTCTGATTGATTGACTGCTCCGAAGATGATACAATATTACTGTTCATATAATTCGCACTGCTCTTCGGAGTTGTGTATCAACCGTTCCTGCGCCAACAGGAGCGGTTTTATTTTATTTAATTATCTCTGTTTACAAATTCGCTACATACATCTCTTAATTCTGTATATAACTTATCTGTAAGTTCTTCACCGGCATATTGTCTTGCCAGTAGTTCTCTTCCATAAGCTCTCAATTCTGCATCGGATAAGGAAGAAAGTTTGTTGTCATAAACGTATTCTTTTATATTCATGGTTCCTCTCATGCAAATGAACCTTGTTCCAAACACCGCAAATTAACTATTTACTGTAAACAAACTGAATATCTTTTGATGACCAGAAATCAGGAGCAACGCTAACCTCGAATTTCGAGAAAGTTGTAGGTACCTGATATGCAATCACACCGTTCATCTTCTTTCCAGCAGCAACACTTCCATCAAGCTGATTCTTTCCACTGGCTTCAGGGGCTTGAAGTCCAACAAGATCTTGTGTTAGAGAGTAATCATCGCAATAGGCTTCGAAATTCATTACGGAGCTGATGCTGATATCTTTTGATGAGTTGTTTGCAATCTCAAACTCAAGGATTAAGAACTCGTTTCCTTCGTCAGGGGTAGTATATTCCCCACCGGCAGATTCGGTGATGTTCACAAGTGTAATTTCAACATCATTGAGATTCACAGTATCTCCAACGTTAAATACAGTCTGTTCCGGTTCTGATTCATTCTTTGAAGCATCTTGCGTTGCGTCAGTAGAAGTGTCACTGTTTACCTTTTTAGGTCCGTCATCCTTTCCACCAATAACAGAACCTATGATACCGAGTATAATAATTACGCCGATAACAATTAATACAGTTTTTAAACATCCACCTTTCTTTTTCATTCGTGTTTCCCTCTCTTTCTTTTTGTGATAGAGCCTTGTTTTCTAAGCGCACCACGCGCTTTATATAAATCCCTTCCGGGAGTTATATCCTTATTTTGTTAATTCATTATATTGGTCACGATTTTCCTTGTCATCTTCCTTTTTAAGTTTATAATTCTGACTCTTAATTCTGCGAAGACGATCACTTTCATCCATCCTAGCTTTTTGCTCTAATCTCTTTTTCTGTTTATATTGTTCCTTGTAGAATTGAATCAGCGCGTCTCTTTCTTCTTTAGATAAGCTGGTTGATTTAGCTTCTTCATCCTTGGTGATATCTTGTACTGGTTCTTCTATAATTTCTGCTACAGGCTTGCTAGTTACTGGTTGAGTATCTTCTATTTCAAATTTGGGAGGACTATATATCACTTTTCTATTAGCAACATGGTCCGATGTGAATTTCATACCAGTAGGAATAGCTGTTTCCTTCTTCACAATCTTATATCCGCAACATGGACAGAATTTAGAATTAATATCTATTACAGAACCACAAGCTGAACAAATCTTCTCCTTTCTTTGTTCTTTTGGCATTGGATCAATTTTGGGTTGCTGCGGAATCAATGAAGAACCGCAAGCTGTGCAGAAGTTACAACTGCTTACTATCACGGATCCACAGAAAGGACAGTTCATCATATCCTGTTTTACTGTCTCTTTTTTCTTCTTTGTCAGATATCGAATCAGTGGGTATGGAATAAACATAACCCACCCAGAAAGAAGAAATAGTGAATCAAGAAAACTGTCAGATGGTCTTGTAGGTATACTTATCACATAGAACCAAAGAATAAACCATCCAAAGAAAATAGCAATAGTTATATTCCTATAGAAGCGAGAAGTGTGGATAACTTTAGGAACTGGATACATTTGTGTGCATAACTTTCGTTGTTCTTTTCTCCAAACTCTCTGAGCATTCTTTTCTTGCTTGCGGATAAGCTTTAATTCCTTCGTCCTGTTCTTTCTTGCAATCTTTTCACGGTATCTGTACCTTGTTGCACGAATCCACATTCTTCTGATGAGATTAAATTGACTAGGTTTCATAACTCATTCCTCATTATAAATCCTTGCCATATAAGTAGTTATATTCGGCAAGTCGGAATGTGTCACAATGCTCACGAATAAAATCAATGCGCTGTGTATCTCTGGTTCTTCTTCTACGTCCTCTTTTTCGTCTAGTACGGTTCTGCTCCATACATTTACTGTATGCTGATATAACCGGATCAGGTGCTTTCGTAGTAGTATGAGCCAGATATTCTATCTCTTGCACATCTTCTTTATAGAAATCATCGTTTTCAATGTGACTCATAGCATGTTTAAGTGCTGCTTGCTGTGACTCATAGTTGAGTGCTGCATTGATAAATATGGTATAACTGCCATCTTCATTCGGCACTACCATTTCATGTCCTTTCCCTTTTGGAAAGTCCATAAGGATGATGTTAACATCCGGTGTCAAAGTCACCACGTTCCTTTCGTTTCAGTGCGAGAGCCATGTTGTGTAATGCTCTTAAATCGTCTGGATCCATGTCTTTCTGAACATCGAATAGTGTTCTAAGTTCCTTGTTTTCAAAAATTTCTTGAGCAACTTTAGCAGTTTCCTCATTCAGATAGTATTTTTCTGATTCATTCTCCTCACCTGTCATAAGGTAATCAACAGATACATTAAAATAATCAGCAATCAACTTGATTTTAGCAGTATTCGGTGTAGTGTTTCCTAATTTACTTATGTATCCCTTTCCGAATCCAAGTGTTTCTTCTAGCTTATTCATAGAAATTCCATGCTCTTTACATAAGCTTTTGATACGTTCTTTCATGGTTTCCATCCTTTCTGAAAAAATCGCAAAAAACCACTTGACTTTCTGAATATATCGCGTATAATACAATTATGGGTTCTGAAAAAAACGCAAAAAATAAACAGAGTGTCGAAAGTGCTTTATTTAATTTGTTTGTGGTAATTCAAATTATAGGATATTTTCAGAGATTAGTCAATATTTTTAGTGATTTTTTCAGAACCTATGCACTAAAAAAGCGGAGGTGAAAACGTGATTTACGACAACATTTTTGAACGATCTAAAAAGCGTGGAATCTCAATAAACAAACTTGAGGAACAAGCTGAGTTGTCAAAGGGAAGCATCTGTAAATGGGGAAAAAGCGTAAGTCCTACAGTAAAAAGCATTAAGAAAGTTGCTGACATACTTGGATGTACGGTTGATGAGCTGATTACAGGGAAGAAATCAAAAAGGAAGTGATTGGATGCCGAAGTTAAAGACATCTGAAAGAGAAAGGCAGAACAGAACGCTTCTTGCAATCATCGAGTCAGGAAAGACTATGACAGCTATCGATACTCAGAAGCTTTCAAAACTGACCGGTATCCCGCCAAGTACTCTGTACCAGAGATTAAGTCAGCCGGACAACATCCGAATCAGTGAATTACGAGAAATCCTAAGGGTACTCAAAATCACTGATGAGGAAAAGGCGAAGATTGGTAGGGAAGTGATATGAGAGATTGTAGTTACTGCAAAAAGAGAAACAGATGCATGGAAAGAAGCAGATGTATTCCGTGTGCATCATTTCAGAAAGAAGGTGAGAAAAACGAATCAGATCGATATGATCGACATCCAAAGAAGAACAATCCAGATCATTGATATCAAGAGACAGCCAAGAAGAATTGAGCATGATGACAGAGAAGAAAAAATATCTGCTGTTAAGACCGTAGTTGCGATGGGATTGGTAATCTTCTTAAGTATCGCAACATGGGTTATCTTCGGATATTAAAATAAGCGCCCGGGAAAGACGGCAAATCTTCAGGCGCTTAGGTAATTAACCAACTTAATAATAGCAATTTAAAAAGGAGAAAGCAATGAAAAAAGATAATTTTACCATAACTTTGGATAAGCTGAACACAATCATTCCAATATTTGCATCAGAGTTTTGTGACATGAATGGTGTCAAAGACGAAGATTTGATTATGAAAGCATCAGCATACATTTTCGCAAACGTAGAACGGTACGTGCGTGGAGATAGAGACGTTGACGAAAAACTTCTTGCAATTAGCACACTTGTTCTGCAATTAGTATAAGAACTGCCATTGTGAAAGGAGAAAGCAATGTTGTTAGAAAAAACACTTGAAGTAAGCGTTTCAAAATTTGAAGAGCTGTGCAAAACAGATGCACGAATGGAAACGCTCAAAGATTACATCAGCAATGAAGAAAACGGATATATCAAGTTGGACACAGTGAAAGCAATTATCGGACTTCCGGTTAAGCGCGAAGAGCCTTCAGTTTGGGAGCATGAGGAACTGTCCTTTGATGAATTAGGAATCACACAACATAAGATGCATAAGAGACTTGCAGACAATTACAATGTGGAGGAAATGAAAGATGAACGAACTGAAATTTAATGTGGTGCAGAGTATTGGAGAAATCACAGCTAACTTTGATGAATTTAAGAACCAGGTGTCACAGGAACTTGAGAAATATAAAAGTAAAGAGTTTACGGAAGATACAAAAAAGGATGCGAAGAAAGACCTCGCAGAGCTGAGAAAGAAAAAGGCAGCAGTAAACGAGAGAAGAATTGAAGTAAAGAAAGAATATATGAAGCCTTATGATGAGTTCGAAGCTAAGGTAAAGGAACTTATCACATTGATTGATGAGCCAATCACACTGATCGATTACAAGGTAAAAGAGTTCGAAGAGAAGCGAATCAATGAACGTAAAGAAGAGATCCTGCTTGCTTATGAAGAAATTGTACCGGAAGAATTGAAAGACTACATTCCATTGGAGCGTATCTACGGAAAGAAGTGGACGAATGCCGGCACAAAAATGAAAGACATTAGAGAAGAACTTACTGGCAAAGTTGCAATCACAAACGCTGATATCACTGCAATCAAAGCCATGAGATCAGAAAAAGAAGAAACTGCTCTCAACTTCTACATGGAGAACAACAATCTTGCATCAGCAATTAAGTACCTTAGTGATTACGAAATTCAGAAAGCAGAGATTCTGAAGAGAAAAGAAGCAGAAGAAGTTGCCAGAAGAGAAAGAGAATTGGAAGCTGAAAGAGAACGCATCCGTCTTGAAGAACGTAGAAGAATTCTCGAAGAAGAGGAAATCAAAAGAAAAGCGGAGAAAGAGACTGTTGAAAAGCTGAAAGAAGTAGATGAGGAACAGGCAAGATTCTTGAGCAGCGAAGAGTCTAAGAAGGTAATTTACACCGTTGTTGCTACAGAAGAGGAACTTAAAGATATCGAACAGGCAATGACAAGCTTTGGTGTTTACTTCGAAAGGAAGGATGTTTGATGGAGATTGGAGAAAAATTATCCAAACTGCAGCAGGATATGAAAGTCCCCAAAGATCAATATAACAAATTTGGTAAATTCTATTATCGAAATGCGGAGACGATTCTTGCTGAATTTAAGAAATATGAAAAGGATTTAAAGGTCTTTCTGACGCTGAAAGACGAAATTGTGGAAGTTGTTGGGAAGGTGTATATAAAAGCCACAGCAACTTTGGTTGATTGCGAATCAGATGAGGAGATTTCTGTAACTGCTTATGCGAGAGAATCAGAGGAAAAGAAAGGAATGGATGAAGCGCAGATTACTGGATCAGTATCCAGCTATGCAAGAAAATACGCATTGAATGGTTTGTTTCTTTTGGATGATGTGAAAGATCCTGATTCTGATGAATATGAAAAGCAGAAGAATCAAGACAAGTCTGATCAGAAAGATGGGAAGAGTACAAGCAGCAATATAAAGATTAATCAAAATCATATTAATTCTCTTCGGAGTTTGTTTACTGAAAATGGAATTGATGAAAGTAAAGTACTTGTATTGTATAAAGTGCAGAAAATAGAAGCGCTGACGATTAACCAGTATAAGAATGCTTTTGATCACGTAAAAGAGTTGAAGGAGAGTTGTAGTGCATAAATGAAGTTCACCGGAAAGTTAAAAGAGCCAATTATTGACTTTGCTACACGGAGGCTGACCATTCTATTTGAGCCAAATGAGGACTTTCTTGAGACTTACGAGGAATTGAAAGGCAAAGAGGTTTTAAGCCTTGAAATAAAGCCATACAGGAAGAAAAGAAGTCTTGATGCTAATGCTTACTACTGGGTACTACTCACCAAGCTTGCAAAGGTAATGAACACATCTAATGCAGAAATGCATAACTTGATGCTGATTCATTACGGAGAGCCGGAGATCATTGAAGGAAAGCCGATATACATGACAGTACCGGATACGGAAGATGCAGAAAAGAAAGTGATGCAAGCAACAGAATATCATCTGATGCCGACATCACAAGTAAGGCAAGGCTTGGACGGTATCGTGTACAGAACATACAAGCTATTAAGAGGTTCAAGTACCTACGATACATCAGAGATGGCAAGGCTCATTGATGGACTTATTACAAGTTGCAAAGAAGCAGGACTTACAGCATCAGAGATTGCCACACCGGATGAAAAGAGATTACTGAAAGAAAGGTATGGCGTGGACATTGGCTAAACGATTGAAGAGCGTGTTTACTGACGATATGGACCACTGCTTCTTCACTGGATATCCTTATCCACACATACACCATATCTTTTGTGGCAGCAGAAGAAAGATATCTGAGAGATACGGATTTGTGATTCCCCTTGCACCGTATCTCCATGAATTTCAAAAGGGGAGCGTACATGACAATCCGAATCATGGACTGGACTTGGAGCTTAAGCAGATGGCTCAACGATATTTCGAAGAGCATATAGGCAGCAGAGAAGAGTTCAGAGAGGTATTCGGAAAGTCTTGGCTATAACCGGTATTAACCTAGCGGATAAGGTTGATATATAAACTCCTAATGGCTGACTGAACAGCATGTCACAATCCTTTTCAAAAGCCATGATGATTCATCTCCTCGGCTTGTCCGGGGAGAGAAAGGAGAACAATGCAGACTTACGATATTGACATATTAGATTACATCAGAACCGGACATGACAGAGCAATCACAAGAGCTGAGCTGTCTGATCTGACCGGAATAGACGATAGAACAATTAGAGATATGATCCATTATGCAAGACGAGATATTCCGATTCTCAACATGCAAGATGGAAGAGGGTACTTCATTCCAGACATGAATATCTTAGAAGAAAGAATGATGTTGATGAAGTACATCAGACAAGAAGAAAGCCGGCTGAAGAGTATCGGATGGGCATTAAAAACAGCAAGGCGAACAGCCAAGAATTGCAACATGGAGGTAGACACAGATGAACTCAAACCGAAAAGGGAAAGAGGGAGAAAGAGAGTTAGCAAATCTGCTTAAAGACAGATACGGATATGATTGCCGGAGAGGGCAGCAGTTCTGTGGATCCAATGGAGATGCAGATGTAGTCGGTCTTCCTGGCATCCATATTGAGTGCAAGAGGGTAGAGAAGCTTAACATCTATGAAGCTGTGGAACAGTCCATAAACGATGCGAGAGAGGGCGAAATGCCTACGGTAATGCATCGGAAGAATCACAAGGATTGGCTGGTCACAATGACAATGGAAGATTGGATGAAATTATATGAAAGACGATTACATAAAGATTAATCGGTCACTTCTTGAGTGGGGGTGGTACAAAGACAAAAACACTTCCAGATTGTTCATACACATGCTTTTAAAAGCGAACTGGAAGGACGGATTTTTCTTAGGAATTGAGATAAAAAGGGGGTCATTCGTATCTTCTTTAGCCAAATTATCTGAAGAAACTAACCTTTCAGTTAGAGAGATAAGAACAGCAATAAAACACCTAGAATCGACAGGCGAAGTGACAAGCAAAAAATATAACAAATTCAGCGTATTTACGGTAAATAATTACTGTTCGTATCAATCGAGTGACAAGCAATCGACAAGCAATCGACAAGCAAGTGACAAGCAAGTGACAACAATAGAAGAAGGGAAGAAAGGAAGAAAGAAAGAATATATAGATACTAACGTATCTATAAAGCAGCATAGCATTCAATCCATCATCGATGCATGGAATCAGCTAGAGCCTTACGGAATCAAAATGATTTACCGCATCAACCCGGGTTCTAAGAGATGCACTTCACTGATTGCCTTACTTGAGCAATTCGGAGAAGAGAAAGTGATACAAGCTGTTGATAAGGTCAAACAGAGTGAATTTCTTCAGGGAAAGACAGATACAAGGTTCTCACTGAACTTTGATTGGTTTATCAACCCGGACAACTTCGAAAAGATTCTTGATGGCAAGTACACAGAGAAGTTTAAGAAACCAACGAAGAACAATAACAACTTTGAGCGAAGGCAGTATGACATGGATGATCTGGAGAGCAAGCTACTTGGAAGGTGATTAAGAATGGCAGAGATAAAAAGTGGCTGGGCGGTATGCACAGTCTGCGGAAAAGAATTTGAGATAGTCGGCAACCGGAAGAAGTGTTGTAGCAAGGCTTGCGGAGAAGAAAGAAGCCGAAGACAGTGTTGTGAGAGAGGAAAGGCAAGATACAGAGCCTTGAGTCCTGAACAGAAAAAGGAACTGGCAATGAAACGAAAGCAAGCCAAACCGAAGAAAGTAAAAGGCGCAAAAGAACCGAAGTACCGAAACGAATTAGTAAGAGTCGCAGCTGAAGCAAAGCAGCATGGTATGAGCTACGGAGAATATGTTGCAAAAAGAGAAAGGAGAAGAGATGGGGAAAACGATTGATGCAGAAGAGTTTCTTTCATGGCTGAATGAAGCTGAGGAAGAACTAAAGGGAGAAAGAGCGGATGAGCTGAACCCTGATCGCAAGGATGAAGGGATTCTGCTCACAACAGAGACTGTCAGAAAGTATGTCGAGAGCATGTGCAAGATTGACGATGCTGACAGTGAGCGTGGATGGATACCAGTGACGGAAAGACTTCCGGAATACGAAAGAGATGTATTACTCACACTTGAGGCAAAGAGCGGATCCGGATACAGAGCTTACAGCATCGGATGCTACATCCAAGTATTTGACGAGGACACAGAAAAGCACTGGCTTGACAGACAGTATGGATATCTAGAGTGGGATAAATACTCAAACGGACACGGTGGATGCTCACTGTACAGAGTTACAGCATGGATGCCGATTCCGAATCTGTACAAGGGATAAAGACCATGAACAGACAAGAGAAAGAGGATCAGGCTCAACTTGAGTACCTGAGACGATGGAAAGAGAAGAAACAGAAGAGAAAGAATCTGTCAGAAAAACTGAGAAAGAGAGGTATGAAATGAAATACAAAGTTGGAGACAAGGTAAGAGTCAGGAGTGATTTAAAAAATACGGTGCTGTATGGTGGTTTATATGTAGTTGAGAAAATGATAAAGAAAAAGATTGTAACGATTACATCTGTGCATGATGATTACTACAAAGTTGTAGAAGATGACTATAAGTGGACAGACGGAATGCTTGAAGGATTAGTAGAGGATGAACTGACAGCGGAAGAAGCAATCAAAATTCTAGCTGAGATGTGTAGTGTGCCTTGTGGAAAATGTCCAATCGGTAAAGAAAAAGGTGTTTTTGATTGCAGAACTTTCAGGGCAGAATATCCTGACAAAGTACTTGAAATCCTCAAACAGCAGAAGAAAGAGCATGAGAAGAAGCCGATTGAGACAGAGATTACGTGGTGTGTGCTGATTATCGAAGCTGATACTCACACCTTGAAACACGAAGAAAAGGTTGGAACTGATTTCAAATCAATAGATGCGAAAAAGGCAGAAATCCTTAAGAAATACTGTTCAGAGCATGATGGAAAATATTATGCAATCAGCGAGCGCAGATGCGTAGTAAAGGAGTAGTCATGAACACAGGAGAAAAGATAGATTACATGATTCAGTGCTTGAAAGTCGCAAAAGCTGAGTACGATTACATGGCTGATTACGTTGCAAATGAACCGACTGAAAGACAAGAGTTGTGGAAATTCCTTGATACACACAGAAGTCCAAACAAAGCATTAATTAAAGACAACTTGAAGAATGTGGCAAGAATGGGATTCCAGCTTGCGAATGAAGTGAAGCAATGGATATCAAAGTTCATGAGGACTATGTAAGCATCGACAGAGAGAATCTTGAAGTGTTTAATAAGACAGGCTTGAAACGTTCTAGCGAGAACCGTTTTCGCTGTGTAATCTGCGGAGAGCCAGCAAGCATTGATAGCAGTATGAGTTGTCGCGGACATCGGTTAGTACATATGCATTGCGCATACCAAACATTCGGAATTGACAACATGGTCAATGTTATTAAATGGATGGAAGAACAGGATAAATAAATTACAGAAAGGAGCAGGAGATTTGTGCGCACAGAAAAGATATCTTTGCTCTGATAAGAAAAATGGAAAATAAGTTATTAAAAGAATATTTAGGTGAATTTAACGAGGATTCGGACGTAAGTATTATAATTGCAAATCCGAAAGACAGAAAAATGTATAAGTCGGAGATTATGTTTATGATTGCCCCTGAAGACGAAGAAGAAAAAGAAGGACCGGTAATCTGCATCGAGGTTGGACAGCCAAGAGACATGGATAAAGAAGAACCGGAAATGGCAATGGACGTTGAAAGAGAAGCACAGCCAGAGTTGCCAAGACTTAAGAACAATAACCAGAGAAAAGAGTTCTTGAAAACTTACAGAGATTGGCTTGTATGGTTTGAAGTACCACAGGCAGAGGAAATCTATTACAGATATATTCTTCCGGATGAAAGTGCAATCGTTATTTGTGAGTATAAGCAGTATGTAGCTTGGAAAGAAAGATATACAGACGAAAACCCGGAAAGCACGTACACAAAATCATATCTGTTGGAGCCAGGTTATCATCATCTGCATGATTGTGAGACCAATGAGACAGCACTGGTGAAGAAACTGATGGAGGTACAGAAGAAATGAATGCAGAAGAATTCGTAAGAACTGTACAGAGCTGCGGATACGGCACGAAAACAGGAGCTAAAAAATATGTAGAGCTGAATCCGAAAGAGGACTACGGTACGAATGATCTGATTGTATTGCATGAAGGTAATATGCACTGGCAAGGAGTCAGTGGAGATAAAGGACTCAACTATGCATGGTGCGCAAACGGAAGAACAACAGCGTTCAGTAATGGGATTGCTGGAAACTCTGGAAGTAGGCAAGATTGGAACATGTAGTAACATAAGAAAATTTTAGAAAAGAATACAGAAAGGAGACGGAGCTCCGGCCGGGCAAAGATATATCGGCTCCTTTCGAGAAGATGAAAACAGGAATAAGTAAAGTATACACAGATAGACCGGATTATGCAGACTTTGATTCTCCGGCAAAATTTGAAGCAATTAAGAGTATTATCGCAAAAAGATTGAGGGAACATCCTAATGCTATTTGTTCCTACTCTGGCGGTGCTGATAGTGACATTATGATTGACCTGATTGAAAGGACGAGACGGATATTTGAACTTCCACCAATCAAATATGTGTTTTTCAACACTGGATTGGAAATGAAAGCAACAAAAGACCATGTGAAAGATGTTGCTGAGAAATATGGTGTTGAGATTGAAGAAGTAAGACCGAAAATCAATATCGTGCAATCCACGAGAAAATATGGAATTCCATTTGTATCAAAGATTATGTCTGGTGGATTATCAGATTGGCAGAAAAAAGGAGTTCCACTGTCTATTGCTCAAGAGTACGACCAGGCAGAGGATAAAGCGGCAAAGAGAAAAGAACTGAAAGAAAGATATCCGAAGTGTGAGAGTTTAATCAACTTTCTTTGTTGCTGCAATTCTAAAGGAGAACCAAGACCGAACATTCAGCTGGTAATCAACTCTTCAAAGTATATGCGTGATTTTATTGAGGAATATCCACCGGATTTTATGATAAGTGCGAAATGTTGTGACTACTGCAAAAAGCAAATTGCTCATAAGGTTCAGAAATCATACGACATGGTGATAACCGGAGAACGAAGAGATGAGGGTGGAATGAGATCAGTTCCAAGAAAGGATAATACAGCATTGTGCTTTACTGAGACTGCAAGCGGACAGTATCGTTTGAGACCTCTTTATTATGTATCTGACAAAGATAAGGAATGGTACAAAAACTATTACGGAATCAAGTATTCCGATGCTTATGAGGTATACGGACTGACAAGAACAGGATGTTGCGGTTGCCCTATATCATACAAAGCTGTGGATGATTTGGAGAAAATCAGACCTTATGAACCGAATGTAGTAAAAGCAGCATGGAACATTTTCGGCAGGAGTTATGAGTACAGAAAGAAATATAATGAGTACAAGAAGAAACGAATGGAAGAGGAAAAGTCTGGTGTAGGACATATTAAAGGACAAATGAGTATCAGTGATTTCCCGGAGGTAATGCCGAAATGGAAGATTTAATTATAGACGCCTTTGCCGGTGGCGGGGGTGCATCCGTAGGAATAGAAATGGCACTCGGCAGACCGGTTGACATAGCAATTAACCACGATCCAGATGCTATTCTGATGCATAAGACCAACCACCCGGACACACTTCATCTGACAGAGGATATTTTTAAGGTCAACTTGAAGAAATATGTAAAAGGACAGCATGTTGCGCTGATGTGGGCAAGTCCGGATTGTACAAGCCATTCAAAAGCAAAAGGTGGTAAGCCAAGAGAAAAAGGACTTCGGATTCTTCCGTGGGCGGTATATAAGCACGCAAAAGCTATTCTGCCGGATGTAATTCTTATGGAGAACGTAGAAGAGATACAGCAATGGGGTCCGCTGGATGAAAAAGGATATCCAATTCCAGAGAGAAAAGGCGAGGATTACAAGAAATTTATTACGGCAATGAAAAGTCTTGGATACAGATTTGATTGCAGAGAGTTGGTAGCTGCGGACTACGGAGCACCAACCACAAGAAAGAGATGGTATGCGGTATTCCGTAGAGATGGACGGGAAATCAGATGGCCAGAGCAAACTCACAGTGCTGACGGCATCGGATTTGAGAAGTGGAAACCTTGTGGAGATTACATTGATTGGTCAGACCTTGGAAGTTCGATATTTGAGCGAAAGAAGCCACTTGCAGAAGCTACACAGAAGAGAATTGCAAACGGTATCAAGAAATACATCATCGATGCAGAATCTCCTTATATCGTGAGGAGTGGAGAAGCACTGGCATACATCATCCAGTATCACGGAGAGACGAGAGCCGGTGATTCAAGAGGACAGCTTTTAATCGAACCAATTAAGACGATTGATACATCAAACCGATATGGACTGGTAACTGCATTCATCACGAAGTATTACAAATCAGGAATTGGACAGGGATGTGATGATCCAATACATACAATCACGACATCTCCGGGACACTTCGGATTGGTATCTGCATTTCTGATTAAGTATTACGGCGGTGGCTGTGGACAGACTTTGGATAGACCGCTTGATACGATCACGACAAAAGATCGTTTTGGACTGGTGAATGTGATTTTGGACATTGAAGGAGAGCAATATATCATATCAGACATTTTTCTTCGGATGCTGAAGCCGGAAGAACTAAAGCTGATGCAAGGGTTCCCAGAGGATTACATTATCGACAGGGATTACAACTGGAAGAAATATCCGATAGCAAAGCAAGTTGCAAGAATTGGGAACAGTGTTGTTCCGATCATGGCAGAAAAGCTTGTAGAAGCAAACTGTCCGTATCTGAAAGTCGGTGAGAGAATGCCGAACATGAGTATTGATGATACAGAAGAACAATTAAGGTTTGCGTAGAAAGGTGAAAAATATGGCTAAAAGACCAGATGTAATAGTAAATAAAATTCAATTCGATTCAAGCGAGGTAGATGTGGCACTCCGCAAACAGATTCCGGAAAAACCAATTTTTTTACATAACAGGAGCGATACTTGTTCGTTGTGGGAATGCCCGCAGTGTAAAAGAAGATTTACAACAACACATAAACCGGGAGTGCTTGACGGGACAGATATATATTATTGCCCTAAATGCGGAAAAGCATTTGATTGGAGAGATGAATAATGAACATTGAATTAAAAGAGATAGACAAAGACACATTGAAAGTTGGGGATTGGGTTGGAGTTGCAAGAGAAGTGAACTATGGATGGGGTTCATCATTCCGACATAAACTGATTTATCCAACAAAAATCACGAGAATCACTCCAAAGCGAACTAAATTCTTTACAGATAAGTTTGGAGAACATGACAAAAGAGAAGTATTTTATGAGTGTGATAGTGAAGCTGCGAGAGAAACTTTTTTGGCTAAGACATTTAGAGATATTCAGGGCGGAATATTTGAGTTAACTGAATCGAAAAGAAAAGATCTCATTGTGAAAATCAGTGATGAAGATCTGCCGGAAGTAGCTAGACACATGAAAGCAATTATGGAAATTATGGAGAAATACAAGGAGTAGCAATGTTTGAAGAATTATATAAATTCATATCCAGATTGCATTACGGAATAAAGTTCATGCCGGAAAAGGATTTTGACGAGCTTTTATCTCGGTGCGACTGGGAGCAAAAGATGTATGCATTGTGCTTTAGATATTTGTAAACGTGGAGAAAAATCATGAAAGTACCTTGACAATTGAATATTGATGGTTGGAATGGTATAATTTCCGTATAAATGTACGGGAGGGAATGCCAATGAATGGAAAGAAATTAGACTACGAAATCAGTAAGGAGTTTTCTCATGAATTATTGGAAATTGGTAATAAACTGAATCAGTTAGAAAGAGGAAGAATCTATGAACTGAGCGGAGCTACTATGGATGGTTATTTAGCAACCAACATAGACCAACTTAGAAAAATGATAGGAGAACTACTTACTAAAATCCAAGAAGGGGAAGACGGAACGGCAACAGTGTTAGCAGACATTGTAAGAAGCTTAAATATATAATTTATCTACCAACCATCAATATTCGGTGGTTGGTATTTTTTTACGCTTTTTTAAGGAGAAGAGGTGAAAAATTGAAGAAAATATTATGCTTAATTCTAATTTGCATTTTCTTGGTCGGTTGCTCCAATGATGTTTCAGACAAGGATCGTGAGCCACAAGAAGAAATCACATATACCTACGAAGATGTGGACGCAACTATCACTTACATAGATATGCAGAAATGGTTCGCTATTTGCCCGCGATGGGAGTGGGAAATAGAAGTTGAATATGATGGCATGACCTATGAAGAAGACGATTATGCGAGCGGTGGAATGAACGGTCCGAGTTTTGCAGATAGTCAAGAGGGGGATTCGATAAGAGTTGAAATAACCAATAAATACGTAAATGGGGAATTGGTAGACAGGTATATATCAGAGATTGAATAGTGATAAAGGAACGAATTATGATTGATTTGGAGAAAGAAAAGAAGAACTTCCAGAACCATGTAGCAACATTCACAGATTATGGAAACATCAAGATTCTGGATTTTAAAAGACCCGATAGTAATGAATACCGCATCAGATTTCTTTTTGAGGAAGACCATTACAGATTACATATATCCGGAGATCTAGGGGAGCTGATTGCTTCCAATTACAAAAACATGGTGTTTGAACTGTTCGAGGAACATTTTACAGACAATACGGGATATTTTTCAGAGAAAATCGACTGCATGAATAGAGCAATGTACTATTACGATGAAGAACAGGCGATAAAAGACATCATGGAATATCTAGAAGAAGAGGAATATCTGGAAGAAATGCAAGATGGTGGTGTTGACATTGAGCTTTGGGTTAGTAATGTCCTGACAGACTTTTCAGAAGAGTGCGGAATTCAAGGCAGAGGATATAACGAATTGTCAGAATATATTTATGAAGCAAATGAGTGCGTAAGAGATTTTGGAAGAGTAAATACGGGCATCTTAGATTTGTACATGCTGGCATTTAAACTGGCGATGAAGCAATTGAGAGAAAGGAACGAATTATGAAATTAACAGCAATAGCAAGAGAAGATTTAGAAGCAAAAGGGTTGATTCTTAAAAACAAAATTGAACTCAAATGCAGAGGAACAGCAATTCCGGACATTTATGCAGAAAGAATCGGCAGAAAGAATGTTGATACCGGAGAATTCGAATCATTCTTCAAGGTAGACAATAAAAATGGCAATACAGTGGAATTTGATAGATTCCGGGAGAACGTCACATTGTTGGAAAAAGAGCATACCGTCTTTAGTCGAGAAACGATAGAAGAGAAGAATGTGATTGACTATTATGTTCCGTATGATATCCAAGAAAGCAGTAAAAACAAACCGACGGTGACGGACGAATTCCCGGAAAACGCTTATCTGACAGAAGGATATTACGAGTGCGAATATGAGCTACTTCTGACTTGCGGAGAGGCAACAAGAAGGCTTGTAATCCCACAGAGGACAGTCAATGTTCCAATGATTTCATTACTGTCAAACATCGAAGATGAAATCAGAGATATTCTCGATGGATTTCCAGACGAGGACAATGATTTCGCTGATGTTTTGGAATTAGTAGACGAGCATTATGAAATTAAGATGTTTGATGACTATGGAATTCCGGCAAATATTGAAATCAACCACGCAGATGATTTCGTGAATATGATTGTTTCAGCCAGGCAGATCAAGTGTGAATTCAAGTATGGAGAGGAACAGTAAATGGGATGCAAGAATTATTGCTTGTATGGACAGAATGCGTGTTGTCTGGAATGTCAGATAAAAGACCAATGCAATATTCAGTGCGATGATATAGACAGCTACGAATATGCGGTAGAGTGTCCGGATTATGTAAAGGAGAATGAAGATGAAAATTGTAAAAGGTAAAGAACAGGAATATAAAGACTGGTATGAAAAAAACAGTAATCCATACGGTAGAGCGTGTTTTACATATGCTGAAAGATGGGCAGGAATGATGGAAGAGAAGATAGAAGCATCAGAAGATGATGAAATGAAAGTTATTGTTGATAATGCAAAGCAGTTGAGCCATGAAGCGGATAAAGAGGGAATCTCAAGATTTATGTACGTAGCAGCTGTCCGTATTCTTTCTCTATACTGGGAATACGGAGAATGCCTAAGAAAATGGCACAACAAAGATTAAGGATATGACGGTGACGGCGTTGTAAATCCAGCAGTTATAACTGTTGGTTGAAAAGGAAAGAAAAGATGAATGGTAAAGACTTTATAAGAGCTCTTGAAGAAGCCAGGATAAAAATAGAGTTGTCAAATAAACACATTTTGTTTATGCATCCTGAAGATATCGCAATACTTGATTTGGACAAGGTGAGCAACGTTATATATCTTGTTGAAGAAAGAAGATTGGAACATGGGAAAGTAATAGCGATTACAGATGAAGAATTTAAAAAGATTGTATGGGATGCAATCAAAAACAATAAAGTGAAGTATCACAGAGGAAGAAGGAGATAAAGTGAGAAGAGAATCACTGATTCATAAAATCCTGAGGAAACTCGGATTCATCAAGGACATTGAGGATTGCGACATTTGCGCATGGGATACGAAAGGTGGAGTTAGTTATGAGAATCATTAGTCAGAACGGATTACTGGATGCGCCTTATGAATTGCTTGCAATATCCACATATTCAAAAAATATGGCAACAATCATTGGAACGTTTCCGGGGAATGACCTCGGCAAAGGAGATAGAGTTTATATTTTAGGCGAATATTCCACCGAAGAAAAAGCAATCAAAGCTATGGAAATGTGCAGAGAACAGTATGCACAGAGTGAACTTAACAAAGATATGATTCAGAAGGTGGCTGACACTTTGTCGAAAATATCCGTTTCTGTTATCGATGATGTTAGAAAACAACTTGCCGAAAAGTATTTATTCCAGTTTCCAGCAGATGATGAGATTTAGAGAGCGAGGAAGAAATGAAAGAGCCAAGTGAAAAGAAAGCAATCATCAAAAAGATGATGGAAGAGGGAAAGACATATAAGCAGATTTCGGAAGAGACAGGAATTCATCCTGGAACTGTCGGAATATACGGTGGGAAGCTTAAGAAAGCTGAGAGGGAAAAGAAATGCTTCAACGGAGACAGACATTTGTGTAGAACTTGTAAATACCGTGCTTCCGGTGCAAGAAGTGGTTGCGACTATATCATACATACCGGAAACGAGCGTGGTTGTAATCCGGAAGTGTGTAACAAGTATGAGAAAGGAAACAGAAATGAGACTAAAACCAGTAGTAAAGGCAAGTGAGTTTGTGAGATTCGGATTCAAGCCTTGCCGAGGACTTCCGAAAAGCGCAGAGAGTTACTATCTCTGCGTGAAGAACGGACACAGAGTGATGTTTGTGGACAGTAAGCATTTTACTGAATCTGAATGGCCGATCAAAGATGCAAGGATACACAAGAATCCAAACTGTAAATTCAGCGACAAGCGGACAGCAACCGAGATCGAGTGTGAATTGGTTGTGAATGGATTGTTGGAAGAGGTGAGGGAATGAAAGAGAGATTAACTACATACCACTGCGGTAAAGCAGTGATTAAGGACAAGAATAAGCTGTCAGAAGCTATGGAGAAGCTGGCTGAGTTTGAGGAAAAAGAAAAATGTGGAGAATGGCTTGATGCTATCGAACTTGCGAAAATAGCTATTGCACTGCAAAGTCAGAAGTGGATTCCATGCAGCGAGAGGTTGCCGGAGGATAACACGGATGTAATTGTATGTTTTTACAGCGGAATAGTAACAGAAATGAGATATTGGGAAAATGGAAACTTTCAAGGAATCTATGAACATACGACAAAATCAATTGTTGCCTGGATGCCACTACCGAAGCCGTACAAAGGAGAATGATTATGAGCAGATTAATTGATGCAGATTTACTGATGAGAAAATGCGAGAAATGGTTAAAACCGAAAGCACCAGACGAAGATGAAATGGTTTCGGTGGCAGATATTGCGGTATCCACGCTTATGGAAATAGAAGAACAGCCGACAGCGTTTGATGTGGAGAAAGTTGTAAAAGAACTTGAAGATTTAAAGATGCGCTACTATTTCACAATAGCAAATACAGGTGATGCGGATAAGGATTGTGCTTATCTTAATACTGCAAATGCTATTGACAAGGCAATTGAAATTGTTAAGCGAGGCGGAAGAGATGGGAAATAAAGAGCAGACAAATGCTTGTTACGGTTGCTTCGGAGCTGCGAATGGTGATTGTGATGAGTGCGATAAGGATAGGAGTAATGCTGATTGCGCGTTTAGAAATAAAGATGGATGCGGTACAGCATTGAAAGAATGGGCAGAATCCGAGTGCATCAAAAGGCCGGTAATCAGCAAGAAAGACAGAGCGTTTTTGGAGTATCTTAAAGAAGAATTCAAATACATCGTAAGATATAAAGATGGTACTTTATTGGCATATAAAGACGGTCTTACTAATTGGTTTAGTTTAAATCGCCGTTTTGATGTAGACTTTCCAATGGTCAAATGGGAAGGCAATGAAGAGATATGGCTTATCGAGGATCTGAAAAAGTTGGAGGTGGTTGACAGTTATGAGTAAAATCCCAAAAGAAATAGTAGACAAGATTGAGCAGAGAAATAAACTCAATGAAGAAATAGAAACATGGTGCAAAGAAAATCTTGATATGGATGGAATGTGTTCAGACTGTGCGGATATTACAGATCATCACACTGGTGATGAGCAAGGGGATAACGGATGCAGAGAATGGTGCGAACAATGGACTGGATCTTGTGAGGATGATTATCACGGTCATTATTATTGGGAAACAGAGTATCGGGGGAAATATCTGCACATGGAATTTTGGGTTTAAGAGTTAGAGGTGGTTGACAGTTATGAATAGAGAAATACTTTTTAGAGCGAAACATATTCATACAATGGATAGTAACGAACATCTTAACGGGACATGGGTGCATGGCTATCTTAGTGATAAGGATTATATTTACGATAAAAGCCTCGAGGGCGAATTTCTGATTGACGAAGATACGATTTGCCAGTATACAGAATTAACAAATGAATTAGGCGAGGAATTTTGGGAAAACGATATTGTGCAATGCGGACACTATTACGGAGTGATTAAGTATGAAGAAGGTGCATTTATAATTAAGTGGAATACGAAAGGTTCAGAGCTTCTCAGACACGATTTAGCATACTGGGCATATTTGTGCGATGTTCGTGTTGTCGGCAACATATTTGACAATCCTGAACTGTTAGAAGAGGAGAATGTGCATGGAACAGATTAAGCTGGGGTTAAGAATCGCAAGCATTGTGGTTGGAATAAGTGGATGATTAATAATCGCCGGGACGAAAAAAGTGAACTTGCGTGGGTATTATGGAAATGCTTTCATGCAATTGTGATTGCACTTGCGTTTCTTTGGGCGTGGTTTTAGGAGAAGATTATATTAGAAGATAAGGAGAATAGCAATGGCAAAGATATTTAAAGTAAGCGGATATATGATTGATACGGACAATTTTCATAGATTAGGCGAAATAGAAAGCGGTATTAATTATGCTCTTGATGGTATGATACATCAGCATGTCCACATAGAAGAAGCGGATATAGGAGAGTGGGATGATGAAAGCCCACTTAACTATGATAATTGCGACCTTGCGGATTGCGAGAAATACTTCAAGAGAAAAGTTCCAGTAGATAATGATAGAAATGTTATTGCAGGACAGATCTACAAGCATTTCAAAGGACATACAGTTAAAGTTCTACATATCAGCCAGGACACAGAATCACCAGGGCAGTTCTATGTAGTCTACGAATGTGAGGATGGAGCTATTTGGAGTAGACCTTATGGAATGTTCGTGAGCGAGGTTGACCACGTGAAATATCCAGATGTGAAGCAGAAATACAGATTTGAGTTAATGGAGTGATGAACAGTGAAAAGAAGTACAGACAGAAGAAGATGTCCAGCAGAGATTAAAGCAAATCTGCAAAAGCATTATGGTGGAATGGCAGAAAGACCGGTAGACAAGAAAGCAAGCGAAGAGTTTAACCGTCCGGCATATCAAGCAAGGAACCTGATAAGAACACAAGGCGAGTATTTACAAGAAAATCCGAACGAATGACTGACAAGAGTTGGGATAGATATAAAAGCATGTGTGGGAGGTGGATACCATTGAGCGTGAGAGAAACATATCTGAGTGATTACGGCATCACTCATGAGCAAGGGAAGAAGATTATTGACTACTGCCGGAAAGCCACTGGATATGAGCAAGTCCTTCTTCTTCAAAGCTGCCAGAACGTAAAGCCGGAGATAGCAAATTTCCTCTTCATCAATCTGACAACAGGACTTGGATACGATAATATCTGCAAAAGGGAATACATTCCGATGCAGAGAAAGGATTTCCAGGGATACAGAAGAAAGGTGATTGAAGAGTACAACAGATTAATGACATTACTGGGAAGACCAATAATCTGAAAAGGTTAAAGATGGGTACAACGAAAAGATTTCATTCAGATACAATGGTATAAGAGACATTGTATCATGCATGGAATCTTTTTCATTTTGGAGGTAGAAAGGTGAATCTCAATGGAATATCCAAGAAGCTACAGAGAGCAATCTTGCAGACAGGCTTGATTATAAAGTACAGTCAGAGACAATTCTATTCAGCTGAACAGAACAGACTCATTAACATCTATATATTATCTACTCCGGCACTAGGAAGAGACAGGCATGGAGAGTGGAAAGAGAAAGATCTAGAACTGATCAGAACAACATCACAGCTTGAAATAGTGAATTGCCTGAAAGATATATGGGACGAGGTGAAGCCATAATGTATGAAGAACTTAGCGAATTAAAAAGTGAGCTTGAGAAGACTAAGAAAGAAAATAACTACTTAAGGAAAGAAGTTGACAACGCAAAGAGCATAGCAGAAGAGTATAGAAAGCAAGCAGAATCATACCAGCAGCAGTGCATAGAGATTAACAACCTAAACGTTGCACTGGATATTATGTGCCGGAAGTACACTAATCTACGTAAAACGGTGGGGATGGACTTATGAGGATTGCCAACAAAGAAATAACAGATGAATGTACGCACTGTGGAAATATCTTACAGTGTGAACTATTCCGTCAAGGACATGGGATACATACAGAGAGGACGAATGTACTACAGATGATTAAGTGTCAAATGGAACACAGGGAGAAAAGAGACAGTAAAGAAAAGGGTGGTGGTTAAATGTGCCTAAGGATAAGCTAACACCTAAGCAGAAAAAGTTCTGTGATGAGTACTTGAAACTGGGGAACGCAACACAGGCAGCGAAGAATGCAGGATACAGTGAAAAGACAGCAATGAGCATGGGCGGTGAGAACCTTCGCAAACCACAGATTCTCGACTATATCAACGCTAGACAGGAGCAAATCGCAAGTAAAGACATAGCAGATATTGAGGAAATCATGAAGTATCTAACTGATGTCATGCGAGGGAAAATCAAAGATCAGTTCGACCTAGACGCATCATTGTCTGAACGAACCAAAGCAGCACAGGAACTTCTGAAACGTAACGTTGACGATAGGAAGATGAACCTTGAGCTTGCAAAACTGGAAGCACAGTTCAAAGACAATGGATCTGATGAAGATGCAAAAGACAACTTCATGGATGCACTGAATTCCACAGCGAGTGAGGTGTGGACAGATGATGAATAACTTTGAGGAGAGATTAGCTTCTGTCCGGCAAGGAATCATGAAACGTGCTGCTGCCATGAAAGAGAAAGCTAAGAAACAAGGATTTGAGTTCAAGCCTTTCTCAAGAAAGCAGAAACAGGTGCTGACATGGTGGTGCCCTAGCAGTCCGGTAAAGGACAAAGATGGAATCATAGCAGACGGAGCAATCCGAAGTGGTAAGACACTGTGCATGTCACTGTCCTATGTGCTGTGGGCAATGGAAAGTTTCAACCAACAGAACTTCGGTATGGCTGGAAAGACAATCGGATCATTCCGAAGAAACGTATTGTTTTGGTTGAAATTGATGCTGAAAAGCCGAGGATATCAAGTAATAGACCATAGATCAGACAACCTAATCGTGGTAAGCAAAGGAGATACACAGAATTTCTTCTACATCTTCGGTGGTAAGGATGAAAGGTCACAGGATCTGATTCAAGGTATCACTCTTGCCGGTATGTTCTTCGATGAGGTTGCACTGATGCCAGAGTCATTTGTGAACCAGGCAACAGGACGATGTTCTGTTACCGGTTCTAAGTTTTGGTTTAACTGCAATCCGAACAGCCCTCGGCACTGGTTTAAGGTCAACTGGATAGACAAGTGTGAAGAGAAGCACATCATTTATCTGCATTTTACGATGGATGACAACCTTTCACTGTCCGAGCAGATCAAGGAACGATACCGAAGTATGTATGTAGGTGTGTTCTTCAAGCGTTATATCTTAGGATTGTGGTGCGTGGCTGAAGGACTTGTCTATTCAATGTTCGATGAAGAAAAGCACGTTACCGATGAACACATGAGTGGCGCACTGGAATATGTCGTGTCAATCGACTACGGTACGGTCAATCCTTTCTCAGCCGGTTTGTGGGCATTCGATGGGAAACACTCACAGCGTGAAGCAGAACTGTACTACAACAGTAGAGAGGTCGGCAAGCGTGTAGACGATGAAGCTTATTATAAGATGCTAAAGGAACTGATCGGAGACAGAAAAGTATCATGTATCATCATAGATCCATCTGCAGCATCCTTCATTGAAGTTATCAAGAAGTACGGAGAGTACACAGTGAGGAAAGCTGACAATGATGTACTGGACGGAATCCGAGTGGTCACAACGATGCTGAATAAAGGACTTCTAAAGATATATAAGGATTGTACAAGCTGTATCAATGAGTTCGGTCTGTACTGTTGGGATGAGGAAAAGAACAATGATACGGTTATCAAAGAGAATGACCATGCGATGGACGATACAAGATATTATGTCTACACATTCTTGCGTAGGCGGTTGAGGTGGAAATACTAATGGGACTAATGCAAAAGATTAAGGCGGTATTTAATAGAATGTTTGGAGTAAACGAAGTAAGAGATATATTTGGAATTGAGGTAAGTCGTTCTTCTGAAATGCAGACTGCCTTAGATTTGTATAAGGGTATGAGGTCAGGAATTCCGACATGGTGCATGGACGGAACAATCAAACCGACAAGGTTCTCTAATGTCATTTGCCGGGAGATTGCAAACCTTACACTGTTCAATGTCAATGTTGAGATTGATGGTAACGATGCGCTCAAGAAGAAATTTGATGAAGTGTTGAACGCGTTACAGGAGAAACAGGAAGAAGGCTGTTCTACTTGTGGAATAATGATTAAGTCAGACGGACAAGGAATTGAGTTCCTGGATCCGGACTACTTCATCATCACAGAAACCAACACCAACGGTGATGTACTTGCAGCTGTGTTCTTCTCATTCATCAAGCGAGGAAATAAGTACTACACGAAAGCGGAGTACCATAGATTCGAAGATGTAGGTGGAGAAAGAGTCTATAAGATTTCATCAAAAGCTTTCAAGAGTGAAAACAAAGACCGCATCGGATCAGAGATGTCATTGGCTAAGGTTGATGAGTGGAAAGACATACTTCCGGAAGTGGAAGTAAGAGGATTGGAATATCCGCTGTTTGCGTATTGGAGAAATCCTTATGCGAATGCGATTGATAAGGAATCTCCTCTTACTGTGCCAGTGTTCGCCGAATGTATTGAAGAGTTAAGATGGCTTGACATCACGCTAAACAAGATGGGTGACGAACAGGAAGATAGTCAGCACATCACATTCGTGTCACAGTCAGCAATTCAGTATGCAAGCCAGAACGGAATCAAACTTCCTAGATTCGTCCGAGGAATTGAAATGGGAATTGATGCAGACAGCACGATTCAAGAACACGTACCGACAATGTTGGTAGCTGAAAGAACTGCTGCCATCAACTTCTATCTGTCCATCATCGGATACAAGTGCGGATTCTCAAATGGTTACTTCTCATTTGACGAGACTAGAGGAATTCAGACAGCAACACAAGTGGAATCAGACGATAGAAGAACGCTGCATACGATTGAGTCATTCCGTACAATCTTAGACGGAAAGAATCATGATGGAGTTATCCACAGAATCTTATATATCCTCTACGCTACAGGAACAGCGAACGGAACAATTCCGGCTTCCGGATATCAGACAGCTTGCGAGTTTGAAGACCTTGTGTACAACCTTGAAGATGATCGTGCACGTTGGTGGAACTATGTAGTACAGGGAAAAGTACCGGCATGGATGTACTTCGTGAAGTTTGAAGGGATGACAGAGCCAGAAGCGAAAGCTATGGTCGAAGAAGCCAGTGACAAAGGCGAAACTCTCTTTGATAAATTCCAAGATGAGTAAATTATGGGGACAATGAAAGCAAGCGAATACGGTACTATGTACTTGAGGACGAAAAGTTCATTCGTTTTTCATTCCTTGACAGTGCAATGTACAGCACTATAAATATTGCTACTAACCGTCAGATGGCGGTTAAGGCTTGTTCCTTAGTAGGACACAGACTCGGAGCATAACCGGGACAGGCCTATTCCCGGTTTCTTGTCATCTCCCCGGGAACCTAAAATAATATAGCATCGAGCGTTTTTTTCTTGGTTCACGCTCGATGCTTTAAGCTATCATAGCTCAAATGGTAGAGCGGTTGACTTTTAATCAACAGGTTTTCGGTTCGAATCCGAACGGTAGCTTTCTCCGGAACTCGGAGAGAAATCTTTTTCATAACAAATTTTTCCTTACTACAGTGTAGTTGGAAGCCGTATAGCTTAATGGTAAAGCGTTCATTCTACCCTATCCAAGTGAAAGATTAAGGTTCGACTCCTTATACGGCAATTTTCAAATATGATTACCTCGGTGAAGAGTGATTTTTCAGTCATGCCGAGATGCAATGGTGACGAGATAGGCTTGTTCGAGATATTGGATAAGCTGATTCTTTCCACTGGGAGTGATTCTGGTGATGGAGATGGAAACCATCAACAATGCCTTGCAGTGTATCATCATAGAGAAGTTAAATGCAGAATCCTCCTTGTGGTCAGTGATTAATAGACGTCTGCGGTGCAGAAATAATCCAGTGATGTGAGTGGTGTGAGAGACTACGGACTAACTGGAAATTCTCAATAAGCTGATTTGCCTTGAATCTGAGAGATCGGAGTATAACACAAGAGGTTCGTTAAAGTAGCGGTATGGCAAGTTGATGAAAATAAAGCGAATAGGTGTAAGATGCAACTATGATATTCTGAAAGAACCGTGAAATTTGTGGGTATCAATCCCATGTGTGCTTAGACAGTGGTAGGAAGCCAAGAGTCGCTCTCGAAAGCTCAGACCTATCATCACAGTGGCAGAAGATGACTTTTACCATGATTGAATAAGGTGAAGACCTAATTATGTTTGAAAAAATGTAACAGACGGATTTTAGCTGCGGAGTTCCGTCAAAGATTTAATATTCACATTTTTGCACGATAGTCACAGTGTTTATTATTTTCTTCGTACTGTCTAAAGAACCGTAGCAGAGGTGGTTTGATTACTGTCCACCTGCTAACGGAACGCAGCTCAGTGGTAGAGCAACTGGCTTATATCCAGCGTGTCGGAGGTTCGATACCTCCCGTTCCGATTTAATGACGTATAGCTCAATGGCAGAGCATCCGGCCGTTAACCGGAGGGTTGCCGGTTCAAGTCCGGCTATGTCAGTTTTTTTTAATTGAAAGGAGAAACGAACAATGACATTTAAAGAAGCATTTGAAGCAATGAAACATGGAGCAAAGGTGAAACTTCCATCATGGACTGGGTATTGGTTCTGGTGTATTCCGGCACAGTCAATTCTGATGCATACAAAAGATGGTAATGACATTGATGTCCGTAGCACCGAGTGTGTGGATTACACATTTACAAATATTTGTTCCGATGAATGGATTTTTGCGAATGACACGAACTGTCCGGCACTTGGTGGTGAAGCAACTTTTTCTTTCGGTGAAGCTATTAAGCAATTAAAGAAAGGACGTAAAGTAGCTCGTAAAGGTTGGAATGGAAAGGAGCAGTACATTCAGCTTGCCACTGGTATTTCTTACAAAACAGCAGATGGAGAAATTGTAAACTGTGAACATGATGCTATTGGAAATATGGCTATTGCATTTGTCGGAACATCAGGAGTACAGATGGGATGGCTCGCAAGTCAGGCAGATATGCTTGCTGAAGATTGGGTGTTTGCAGAGTAGGAGGATTAATCATGATTATCACAGGAATGGATCACTTTCAGAGTGTATGCAAAAAGAAGCTTGTTGAATGGTATCGGAAGAACCGACCAGATGCGGAAATTGATTTGAGTAATGTATATATTGTTTGGAGTTGCAAGACTTTACAGAATTACAAATGTCTTGCCGGCACAATGTTCAGTGGAGATGGACTCTACGCTGAATATACATATAATGGAGATAAACAGGAACTTTTTGAGGACGTGTACGTGAAAATCTACAATACATGCCATAAAGAGGAATAAACAAGGCGGTGACAATATGGCAGTATCAACTATGAATATTCTTATCATTTGCGTAACAATTTTGCTTTTTGCAATCATTACAAAGAATGATAAAAATGACAAAGACGGTGAGGAATAATGCTAACACCTGAATACTTACAAAGAATAACAGAAGGGGCGGAGGAGATATCTTCGTCCCTTCATCGCACTATTATGGACATGATCATCGAGAGAATCATGAAGAGACTCGGCAGAGGTGAGGACTATCTGCTGACACAGACAGACCGATGGCAGATACAAGTGCTTCAAGAGTCTGGTGAACTGCTAGAGGATATCCGGAAGGAAATAGCGGACAAGACAAAGTTACAGCAGAAAGAAATCAAGGATGCTTTCATTGATGCTGGTATCACTTCGTTGAAATGGGATGATGCTGTGTATATTGCAGCCGGACTCACTCCGACAGCACTGATGCAATCTCCAACTATGCTCAGGATCCTCGAGAGAGATTACCTTGCTACTGCCGGAGAATGGAACAACTTCACACAGACCACAGCACTGGATGCACAGAGGACTTTCATTAATCAGATGGACAATGCATATCATCTTGTATCTACCGGTGCAGTATCGTACACACAAGCGGTCAGAGATGTGATTAACAACATTACGGACGTAGGTCTTAAGGTCAGCTATCCCACCGGCTATAAGATGAGCATAGAGTCTGCAACGATGATGATCGTGAGGACAGGAGTGGGACAAGCAACTGCCGACATCTCCATGAAGAGAATGGAAGAAATGAACTGGGATACCGTTCTTGTGTCTGCTCATCTTGGAGCACGTACCGGCAACGGTGGAATGAATCCAGGCAATCATTTGTGGTGGCAAGGACAGTTCTACTCACGAAGTGGAAAGGATAAGAGATTCCCGGACTTCGTTAAGACCACAGGATTCGGAACTGGTGAAGGACTCTGTGGATGGAACTGCCGGCATTCTTTCGGAAGTGGTGACGGAGTGAATAATCCTTATGATGACAAGAAGATTAACTTTGCTGACAACCATAAGGTTGAGGAATTGCAGAAGAAACAGAGAGCACAGGAGCGTAGGATCCGTGACACCAAGCGGAAGATACAGAACTTGCAGACAGCTGTTGATAACTGTAAGGATGATAAGGCAAGGTTTGAATTGCAGAATATGCTAGACCGCAAGGCTCACACACTGAAGCTTCAGAACAAGCGGTACGGTGCATTTTGTGAAGAGAATAACTTGAGAGAGTATGCAGAACGATTGAAAGTCGCACAGTGGGACAGAAAGCAAGCTATGAAGAGTGCAACTGCTGCCAGAAGATACGAAAGTGCGAAAAAGAGTTAAAGATGGGTACAACGAAGTAATCAAAAACATTCATAATGGATATTGGGTGAAGATTATATCATATTTTTGCGCCTCCTTTTTTAGAAAATAGCCTACTAGGGGAATCCTGTTAAGAGGTATCGCACATCTCGGTAGGCTTTGCTCCTAATGGAGCTGGGGACAGATGTGAATCTGCCTTTCTATAGCATCTGTTCTTGCGTGGTAATGGTTATGAGGGTTCGACTCCCTCAACCACGATTACCCTGACAGAGGTTTATCTGTCTGAATCCCTACCGTGGACGAAACGGTTAATAAAATACGTTGAGGAGGATATGAAACATGAAAAACATTATTCAGATTCTTTCCGATGCTGGTCTTGAGATTACAGATGAGCAGAAGAAAACAATCGAAACCAGTGTGAATGAGAATTACAAGACTCTTGCCGAGTTTGAGAAACAGGGAAGAAAGCTTGATACAGTCACACAGGAAAGAGACAACATTCAAACACAGTATGACACAGCCAAGTCTACACTTGAAGGATTTGAGGGCAAAGACTTTGATGCTATCACAAAAGAACGTGATGAGTGGAAAACCAAAGCAGAGACCGCAGAGAAAGAGTGGCAGACGAAACTTGCGAACAGCGAGAAAGATTATGCAGCAAAGATTGAAGAAAGAGACTTCAATGATGCTCTGGTCAAAGCACTGGCAAGTGAGAAATTCACTTCTGACTTTGCACGAACAGGAATTATCAACATGATCAAAGAGAAAGGGCTGAAACGTGAAGGTGAGAAAATCCTTGGACTCGATGATTACATGAACGAGCTGAGAGAGTCACAGAAAGATGCATTTGCACCGACAGATGCTCCGAAAGTGCCGACCTTCACAACACCTACAAACAAAGGTGGAGGAGATGGTAAGACTCCAGTGTACACACCACCGGCAGTATGGTAGTCATGCGATAGAACGTTTATCAATCAGAGATAATCGTTGACCTTAAAAAGTTAAAGGAGATTACGAACATGGCAGATACAAGAATTCAGTCATTAAACATGCTTCTCGATCCAACTGGAAAAATGTTCCTCGCTGAGGAGTACGGAAAAGTTATCGAGAACGTACAGAAACTTACAATTTCCGGAGCAATGAAGAACACAGAGCTTTCTGGTGATCCTCATGCCGGAACAGTAGAAGCAAAGAGATTTGCAAACGCAACACCGAAGAACTACGGAACAGCTAGAACAGCTGCAAAGGGTGACGGTGTTAAAGGTAAACCGGTAACAATTCCGATTGATCAGGACAGAGAGATCGTAGAAGAAGTAGAGCAGAAAGATGTTTCTCTTCTTGGAGTTGAAGGACTTATTGCTAAGAGAACAGCAAACCATGCGCTTAGAATGGCAGCAGAGCTTGATACAAAGTTCTTCGAAGTAGCTGGTACAGATGCTACAGAAGTAGATCTGACAGGAATCACAGCAATTGAAGAGATTGCAGAGAAAATGATTCAGCAGTGTGAGACAACAAAGAATGAGTACGTAGACGGAGTACCGAGATCTATGATGCACATGGTGCTTGATCCGGACTACTACGGAAAAATCAGAACATACCTTGACAAGGTAACAGTTCCTGGTGTTGGAGCAGCTGACGAAGAGTTCTACGCTTTCCACGGTGTTAAGACATACTCTTGCGTACATCTTCCAACAGACGTTAAGGCTCTTGTTATGGTTGACGGTGCAATCGCGCAGCCAGTAATGTCAGATCCTTACAATGCAGAGAAGATTCCACTGTCAAACGCTTACGGAATCGAACTGTTCTACCACTTCGGAACAAAATCTGTTACACCGGACCTTATCTTCAAGAATAAGAAAATTGGTGGTTAATTAAGATGAAGTTCTTGGACAAAGAAACTGGACTGTATCTGTCTACTGACAATGCCGAGAGTATTGCCAGTATGCAGAGCAATCCTAACAAATACGAAGAAGTAGCAGATAAGCCACAGAAGAAACAGCAGACAAGAAAAAAAGCTGAGTAAGGAGATTCACATGGCATACACAGACTATCAGTTCTATACAACTAAATATTTTGGAGATGCCGTGACAGAGGAAGAGTTTCCTAAGTATGCAGAGCGAGCAAGCGAGCGTGTGGACAGCATCACTTTTGACAGATTAGTCGATGGTCTTCCGGAGAACGAAAGAGCTAATACAAAGGTACAGAAGGCTGTCTGTGCGGTCGCAGAAGCACTGCATCAGATTGACTCGATCAGAAAAGCGTCAATGGATACGGTCGGAGTGGTAAAGCACGAAGACGGTACTGTGAGCAAGAAACAAGTAGCATCTATTACGTCAGGTGCTGAAAGTATAAGTTTCGTCACTGGGACTAGCGGAACAGCAGACAGCATCTATGCACGAGCGTCAATGGATAAGAAAGTGGAAGCTTTGCTGATCAGACAGGTGGCTTCTGAATATCTGCAAGGTGTTGCGGATAAGAAAGGAGTGTGCCTACTCTATGCTGGTATTTAGATGGCTTAAGCGGTTAACATGCCGACACGAAAAATTAACATATTCTTCAACTTTCCTTGATGAGGTCGGAGACCATGAGTACAAGACTCATCATGTGTGGAAGTGCAAGGAATGTGGAAAAGAATTCTACTAGGAGGGGATACTGATGTATGACAAGACTGTGACTGTATTCAACAAATACACTGACAAGAATGATGCCATATATTGGTATCCTCATGTTATATCTGGAGTCACACTTATAACGGACAAGGCAGCCAACATTGCCAAAACTGGCTTGGATACGGCTGATACAGCTAATCTTCATGTACCGTTTAAGGTACGTGAGGGAGAAAGGGTGGTATGCAATCTTTCCTATCTCACTCCGAAAGTGTGGAAAACTGCGGAAAACAAAGAGGGTTCAATCACATTCTCGACAGGTGACATCTTCCTTGAAGGCGAATATCCGGAAACGGTAATTGCTGATGAAGACTATACGTCACGTACCAACAAAGGATTCTACGATTATCTGAATAAGAAGATGGATAACGTCTTCCTAATCACAAGTGTAGGCTCTTACACACTGATTCCTCATTTTGAGATTGGGGGAAAGTAATATGAGTAAGACATTTCATTTTCCGAGCTTTTCAATGGTAGCCGGGGACATCACAGTGAACATTAGCTTGAACAGATTTGAAAAGCAGTTCCAGGAAGCACAAAACTGGTTAGACGGTCAAGTGTTCACGGATATGGAAAAGTATATGCCTTTTCGTGATGGCAACATGAGAAACGTGTCTGCAATTATGAGCAGATCCATGCAAGGAACCGGTCGAGTGATTGCCGGTGTTCCACCTTATGGACGATTCCTCTATGAAGGAAAAGTTATGGTAGATCCTCTCACAGGTTCACCGTGGGCAAGAGCCGGAGCAAAGAAGGTAGTAACAGACAGAGACCTTGTATTTGATAAGATAGCACATCCTAGAGCAACAGACCACTGGTTTGATGCTGCAAAGACAGAGAATGTGAAGTCTTGGGTGAAAGGAGTGAAACGAATTGCCGGAGGAAAGTAAGAAACCGGTCAAGTACGATGTAGACGGTTACGATGCTGTAACTGATGCACTCGTTTCTCTTCTCAATAGTTTTCCGGGATTAGAGGAAGATGAAAAGATAAGATTCTCCACACTAGATGAAGATGGCGGTATTGCCTTCTATCCAGTGACAGGAGCGGTGATTGCACTGGAAAAGAAGAGCGTAACTGGCAAAGTAGACCAGTTGTGCAACTATCCTTTTTATGTGATCTACCGGTCTTCAATCGACTCTCCAAAGATTAAGGCCAGTATCAAAGAATTCCTCGATACTCTTGGAAAGTGGCTTGAGCAGCAGAACGTAATCATTAATGGAGAACAGAAGAGGCTGGAAGAATATCCAGTGCTTACAGAAGAGAGAAAAATAGAGGAGATCATAAGACTTACACCGGCTCACTTAGATAATGTGAGTGATGGTAATGTCCAAGATTGGGCAATCAGCATCTCCTTGAAATACAGAAACATATTCTACAAGAAATAACGGAGGATAACAAACATGAAATTAGAGCGTGAAGCGTTGATGCATTATCTTGATGCATCGTTTAAAACGACACCGGCAACAGCAGAGTGGGCGGTTCTCGGTGACGATATCGAGGAAATGTCCGTGGAGCTTAATCCAGACACGGAACAGAAGAGGACCATTCTTGGAAAAACTGTGACAACTGATAATGGATATGCACCTTCCATGTCAGCTGATCCATTCTACGCAGATCCAGCGTCCAAACTGTATCCGAAGATTAGAGAGATTGCGTTTAACCGTCTGAAAGGTGAAGCTTGTAAGACACTTATGCTTGAAGTAATCGTAGAGGACACGGCAGCCGAAAAGCATCTTGCTTATGTACAGGAAGTAATGGTTAAACCACAGAGCTATGGTGGAGACACAACCGGTGTTAATATCCCATTTGATGTAACAGACGATGGTGAGAGAACAAAAGGTTATGTCACAGCTGAATCTCTGAAATCAGGTAATCCAGTCTTCGCAGAGGGTGAAATTGTAGCTGCTTGAACTGAAGAACTTTCGGTATACGATGAAGAGCATAATGAAGTATTTGGCTTAGAATAGGCAAGAAAGGACGATACAATGAGCAATAAATTAGCAAAACCAATGGCAAACAAGATTGTAGTAGATGATGGTAGCAAGGTCTACACGATTGAGAACAAAAGAGGAAAGGTACTCGGCAAGTTCGAGTTCAGACCTACAGATACAAATATCGTGAAGAGATATGAGGAAGTAGTTGAATACTACAATTCATATCAGCTGCCGGAGAATCCAAGCGAAGCGGATATGAGAAAAGCAGAGGATGATATTACAGAGAGAATCTCTTATCTCATCGGAGAAGATGCAAAAGAGACATTCTTCTCTATCCTCGGAGCATTCTCACCACTGGCAAATGGAGAACTGTACATGGAGAACGTTCTGTCCTCTATCGCAAAAGTGATTGAAAAGGAAATGAATATCCGCACAAAGAAGGTACAGAGTCGCATGAATAAGTATGTGGCTAAGTACCATAATTAATGGATCCGTGGAAACTTCCTACATCTTTAGACGTTAATGGAAAAGAATATTCGATACGCTCTGATTTTAGAGTGATATTGGATATTCTTTCTGCTATGAATGATCCTGAAATCTTTGAGTTCGGAATGACGGAGGAAGAGAAGGACCAGGAGAAAGTATTCACAATGCTTAGAATCCTCTATATTGACTTTGATTCCATGTCACCTAAGGACTGGCAAGAAGCATCGAGAAAAGCGTGTGAATTCATCGACTGTGGTATTAAGAATGACGGTAAACCTAGACCTAGGACAATGGACTGGGAACAGGATGCACCAATCATCATACCGGCTGTAAATAAGGTGAATAACGCTGATGTAAGAGCCACAGAATATATGCACTGGTGGACATTCTTCGGACTCTATATGGAAATCGGAGAAAGCACATTCTCAACAGTAGTCAGCATCCGAGACAAGAAGAGGAAAGGTAAGAAGTTAGAGAAGTGGGAACAGGAATACTACAAAAATAATAAGTCTATTGTGGACTTGCACCAGAAGAATACACAGAGAAGTGATGCTGAGAAAGCTGAACTTCGTGAACTCTTCGGATTGAATAAATAACCGGATATCGAAAGAGATATTCGCTGACCGCAGATAATTAGCGGTGGAAAGGATTAGAAATGGCACAAGCCGACGGCTATATCATAATTGACACAGAGATTAACGCTGACGGCATGAAAGCCGGAAGCAAAGAAGTTGAAGCAGCTGTCAGAAGAATGGCGAATTCCGTTGATGATATGGGGAACAAAGCTAAGACAGCTCTCAACAAACAAGCGGATGCATTCGCTAAATTAAACAATGAATATGCTGCACAGGAGCAGAAAGTATCTGAACTGAAGAAAAAGATTGCTGAGTACGGTGAGCAGAAAGTACCAACAGATGAATACAGAGAGATACAAACACAGATTTCACAGGCTACTCAGAAACTGAATTCGCTGAAAGCTGCACAGGATAAATTTCTTTCTACTGGTGGAAAGCAGAGCAGTTCATCTTTCAAGAGGATGCAGTATGACATAGAAGAGCTTGAGAATGAAATCAAATATGCAAAAGCAGAATTAGCTGACTTAGAAGCGTCAGGTGGAGCGTTTACGCTTGGCTCTAAGACACAAGAAGCAGCTGCCAGTATGCGCACATTGCAAGCAGAAGAGAGAAAACTTGCTGACATGAATAATCGTCTTCATACTTCTTACAATTCTGTAAAAGGAAGTATTGATGATTACAAACAGAAGTTGATGAGTGCGGCACCGGCACAGCAAAAAATGGCGAATGCAAGTGAGAAGGCTTCAAAGTTTATCACTAAAACTGGGAAAGCTGCAAACAGTGCGAGGTTCGGCATTGGAAGAATGCTTAAGATGTCCTTACTAATGAGCATAGCATTCAGAGCGTTTTCGGCTGCAATTAGTGCTATCAAGGATGGGTTCACAAACCTTGCACAGTACTCAAGTAGCACGAACAACAGTATATCAATGTTGTGGGGAAGTCTTGAGACGCTTAAGAACAGCCTTGCGACAGCGTTTGCACCGATTCTTAGTGTAGTAGCACCAATTCTTAGCAAATTCATTGACATGCTTTCAACAGCTGCAAGTTATGTAAGTATGTTCTTCTCATTCTTGTCCGGAAAGAGTACATACACGAAAGCTATCGCAGTACAGAAAGATTATGCCGGAAGCCTTAAGGATACGGCAAGCGGTGCGAAAGATGCAGCAGACGGAACAAAAGAAGCTGCGGAAGCTGCGGAAGAGTACTTATCACCACTTGATGATATCAACAAAATGGATAAGCAGGACTCGGGAAGTGGTTCTGGCGGATCCGGTGGTGGTGGAGGTGGTGCCGGTGGCGGTTCCGGACCACTGTTCGAAGAAGTACCAATTGACAATAAGTTTGCATCCTTGCTTGATTCCGTATTGGACAAGCTGAAACAGATCAGAGACATCTTTATGGATGGTTTCTGGGATGGACTTGGAGATTACAAGCCAGTACTTGAAGAACTGAAGAAAGACCTTAAGTCTATCGGAGAACACATCAAAGATATCTTCACAGATAAAAATGTTCAGGAAGCAGCTAAGAGATTCGCTATATTGTTCATTTATAACATGGGCAAAACAGTAGGCTCATTTGTTTCGATTGGGTTAACAATAGCAGCAAATGTTGTTGGAGGTATTGAAAGCTACTTAGAAGAGAATACAGACAGAATCAAGAAGTGGCTTGTGAGGATGTTCGATTTAGGCTCAGAGATTTCCATAATTGTAGGAAATTTAAGTGCAACAATTGCAGAGATATTCCAACAGACATTCGGATCACAGACAGCACAGAACATTACTGGCAATATTATTGGCATATTTACCACAGCGTTCGGAGAAATTATTCTACTTGCCACAAGCTTTGCAAAAGATGTAATGGATGCGATTGCAACACCTATCATCGAGAACAAAGATAAGATTATTGAAGCTATCAATAACACGCTGAAACCAATAGAGGAGATTACTCAATCTATAGAAGACTTCGTACAGAAGTTAGCAGATAAGCTGACTGAACTGTATGATGAGCATATAGGACCGTTTATCAATGATGTTGGAAGTGGCTTATCAGAAATAGGTGGAACACTTCTTGATACCTATAACCAGTATATCGCACCGATTCTTGATCAGTGGGCGCAGAAGTTCGATGAAGTCTTAAACGGACCAGTGGGCGATGCAATTGACCACATCATTGACGAAATTGGAAGGCTGATTGATGGACTTAATTGGCTGTGGAATAACGTACTTATTCCTCTTATACAGTGGTTGATAGAGAACGTGATTCCAGTACTTGCACCTATAGTGGCATGGATTGGTGATACGCTTCTTTCCATTGTTGCCAGCGTAACTGGAATGGCAGATAGCGTTCTCAAACAGCTTGATGGAATCATCCAGTTTTTAACAGGAGTTTTCACTGGGGATTGGGCGCAAGCATTGAGTGGAATCCTGTTATACGTTGAAGGATTTAAGCAGAACATTAATATTATCTTCAATTTCATCAAGAATCAAATACTTGATCCGCTGTCAAAATGGCTTGACGGAGTATTCAAGGTGGATTGGGTAAAAGACTTTGGTGTAATTGGAGATTACATGAATGCATGGCTTGCGAATATTCAGAACATTGTTGCAGCTGTGAAACAGGCATTTAGCGGAATCGTTGATTTTGTAAATGGTGTCTTATCAGGAGATTGGCAACAGGCATGGGATGGTATCAAGAATATCTTCGGTGGTGCTTGGAATGGCATGTTAGCAATCATCAAATCTCCAATTAACGGAATCATCGGATTGATGAACGGACTCCTTAGAGCTGCACAGATCATGCAGAATGGCGTTGCTAATGCACTGAACAAAATGAACATATCAGTTCCATCATGGGTTACATCATTAACTGGAGTATCATCTATCGGATTCCATATATCAAAATGGAGTGCTCCACATATCCCTTACCTTGCACAGGGTGCTGTTATCCCACCAAACAAAGAGTTCATGGCGGTACTTGGTGATCAGAAGAGTGGTAACAACATCGAAGCACCTGAAAGCCTTATACGCAAGATTGTAAGAGAAGAGACCGGAAACAGCTCACGCAAGATTGAAGTACCGGTATATCTGAACCGTAGACAGATTGCGAAGGCTGTACTTGAAGAAGGAAAGAACATGAGAACGCAAACAGGAAAGAATCCGTTTGCTATGGCTTAAGGAGGTAGAACATGGCACAGAATCATTTAAAATTCGGTTCGTACACAGCACCGGAAGTGGACGAGGACGGATACCAGATATCAATGTCTACTACTTCCACTGAAAACTCAGGAAGAACCATGAGGGGAAATATGAAAAACTCTCCTCTATTCACGATCGAAGCTTATGAGCTGAAATGGAGTGACATCAAGGTAAGTGACGCAAGTAAAATTCTCAAAGAGGTTATGGGAAAGAGCGGATTCGACTTCTTTCACCTTAATATTTACGAGAATAGATGGGAAACCAAAAGGTTTTACGCAGCAAACTTTAATGCTCCATGTGTTAGCCTTGTAGAAAATGAAGAGAAGTTGGATGAACTGAGTTTTCAAGTAACATCGGAAAAGCCGGTGTTATAGATATCACCGGATATCGAAAGAGATATTCGCTGACCTTAAATAGTTAGAGGTAGAATTAATGAAGAATGTAAGCAACGAATTTAAAAACATCATAAAGTCAGGCGGTCCGTTTTATGCTTATGCATCGATCACACTGAAAAATGGCAAAAAGCTTACACTTGATTCGGATAACGATTTCTTCATAAGCGGTAATGGATACACGGAAGACGGAGGAGATGGATTCCCACTGGGATCCGCTCTCTCCAAGTCCGTTACACTTGTCATTGATAACATTGACGAGAGATTTTCCAAGTATGATTTTTACTACGCACAGATTTCACTCTTTACGGAAGCTGACATCGAAAATAGAAGCTACGATATATGGAGAGATGTAAAAGGCGAGGAAATACTTGATATCAATGGCAACACGATTATGCTGACGAAATCAAGAATCGAGAGACTGAACGAGGGCGCATTTACCGTGCTTGAGCCGACAGCAGTTGGAGATACGATAGAACTTGTAGGTTACGATTCAATGTACAAGGCAGATGCAGACTTCACATCTAAATTATCTTATCCAACAACAGCCGGACAGCTTTTGAGAGAAGCGTGTAGTACATGTAATATCATGCTTGGAAGTCCGAAGTTTAACAATGACGATTTCGTGATTGAACAAGCTCCGGATAAAGTGACTTGCCGAGAAGTTATCGGATATATCGCAATGCTTGCTGTTGGTAATGCAGTGATTCAGGACGGAACACTTGTTATTAAAAGTTATGACTTCTCTGCAATATCGAAGATTGCGAGTAGAGCGGACTTGGTGGAAGATGCTGGCTATAGCATTTTGATGGACTATCAGTCAGATCCGGACATTAGCACAGATCCTGTTGTAATCACTGGAATTGCGACCACAAAGAAAGTAGAAAACGAGAGTACAATCTTAATAAGAGGTACAGATGATTATGCACTTGAAATCACGAATCCTCTTATTGAAGGACATGAAGATGATGCAATCAATCTGATTGGAGATGTATTGATCGGAGTTAAGCTGAGAGGTTTTAGTGGAGAATTCTTCCCTGATCCAACGATCGAATTCATGGATCTGGCTTGCGTGGTAGACCGGAAAGACAAGGTTTATCCAACGTTTATCACATCTCTTGAGTTTAATTATCTTGGCAGCAGTTCATTTTCTTGCGGAATCAAGGATCCGGAACGGCAGAAGAGCACTTATTACAGCGAAGCTACAAAAGTGTATGAGAAAGCCAAAAAGGAAATCAAGCAGAACAAGACAGAATTTGAAGCAGCTGTCGATAATCTGAATAAGACACTTGAGAATGCATCTGGAATGTATTCGACAGAATCACCACAGCCGGACGGAAGTATGATTACATATATCCATGATAAGCCGACAGTAGAAGAGTCCAAGAACGTAATAAAGGTCACATCTGAAGCTATCGGTATCTCAAGTGATGGCGGTAAGACGTATCCTTACGGATTATTCCTCACAGGAGACCTGATAACAAGAATCTTGTATGCTATCGGCATTAATGCTGATTATATCAACTCAGGTTCTCTCACTATAAAAGATAAGAATGGAAACATTACATTCTATGCTGATACGGAGACAGGACGAGTTACTATCAATGCAGAGTCAATATCCATCACCGGTAAGTCTGTGGAAAATATTTCGAATGGTATTGTAGATGATTTTGTAACTAACATTTACAAGACAGATATGGACGAGATTAAAAACTCTGTCCGGAACAAGATTGAAACATGGTATCAAGATAGTGATCCGTCTGTAAACTGGAAAGACAAAACCGAGCATGAAGGTGACCTGTGGAAGGATACAAGAGATAATAAAGAATACATTTATCGTTCCTGGCAATGGGTAGAAATGAATGTTCCGGACGAAGTCTTTGACGAGATTGACAGTAAGGCTCAAATCTTTATCAATGAACCAATCACTCCTTACAAAATTGGAGATTTGTGGTTTGAATCCGAGGCAAAAGAGTTACTTACTTGTATCAAAAGCAGAGCAACAGGCTCATGCGTAAAGGCAGACTGGGAGAAACGTACCAAGTATACTGACGATAGCGGACTGAATACCTTCATTTCTGCGGTATACGATCCGAAGATTGCGGAATTACAGAGTCAGATTGATGGACAGATTGAGACATGGTTCTATGACCACGAACCTAGCTTACAGAACGAACCGGCTGTGAATTGGACAACCAACGAGCAGAGAAAAGACCACGAAGGTGATCTCTTCTTCTGGAAGTCCACTGGATATTCCTACCGATTCTTACAGGACGGAGCGGTTTGGAAGTGGCAGATCGTACAGGATACAGATATTTCAAAAGCACTTGCAGCTGCGGAGAAAGCACAGGATACAGCAGATCATAAGCGTAGAGTCTTTGTAGTGACTCCACAGCCACCTTACGACATAGGTGACCTTTGGGTACAGGGTGATGGTGGTGACATCATGCGTTGCTGTGTTGCAAGAAGTGAATCGGCTTCTTTCTCGGCATCAGACTGGGAAAAGGCATCAAAGTACACGGACGATACAAGAGCCAATGAGGTACAGAAAGAGCTGGAAACAGTCAATAAGGACTTGCAGAATCAGATTGATGGCAAGATTGAGACATACAATCAATCTGCTGATCCGGCAGCTTCATGGACAACAGCTGAACTGAAATCAAAGCATACTGGCGACTTATGGTACAACTCAAAAACCGAAGAAACAATGCGTTGGAACGGTTCAGCGTGGTCAAAGTTAAGTGATGCGGATGCGAAAGCTGCAAAGAACCTTGCTGTCACAAAGAAACGTGTATTCAGCGTAACTCCTTATCCACCTTATGATACAGATGATTTATGGGTGCAAGGTACAAACGGTGACTTGATGCGATGCGTGACCTCACGTCAGAGCGGAGAGTATGTCGCATCTGATTGGGTCAAGGCTACCAAGTACACAGACGATTCCGCAATCAATAACTTTGTTAAGAATACTTATGCTGCCGACCTTGAGAATATCAAGAATCAGATTGATCAGAAGATAGAAACTTGGTTCCAACCTACTGACCCGTCACTTAATTGGACTGGAAAAGAAACACAGCCTCTTTGCGATATAAACGGGAATGAAATCTTAGATGTTAGTGGAAAAAATATCACAATCACTGTGGAAACCGAGAAAGCAACTCATGAGGGTGACTTGTGGAAGAATTCCAAAACTGGTGATGAATACATCTACAGAAGCGGAAATTGGGAAGAAATGCCAGTTCCAGACTCTGTATTCGATGAGATTGACGGTAAAGCGCAGATTTTCTCAACACAGCCAAAGCCACCGTATAGCGTGGATGATTTGTATTTCACTGGAAATGATATCCTTGTCTGCCTAAAGGACAGAGAAACTGGTGAGTATGTAGCAAGTGATTGGCAGAAGAAAGATAATTATACAGACGATTCTACAGTAACGGACTTCATCGAAAACATTTATGATCCGAAAATTGAAGATATCCAAAATCAGATTGATGGAAAGATTGATACGTACTATTACGATTATGAGCCTGCGAATTCAAACCATCCAGCATCTGAGTGGACTACAGCTTACGAAAGACAGAAGCATGTTGGTGACCTCTTCTTTTGGAAGAACAAAGGTTTCACTTACCGCTATATGAAAGTCGATACATCTTATCAGTGGGTGAGAGTGAAAGATGCAGACATCGTATCTGCGATGGAAACAGCATCAAAGGCGCAAGATACCGCAGACGGTAAGAGAAGAAACTTTATTACAACTCCTGTGCCACCTTATGATGTTGGCGACCTTTGGACGCAAGGAGACACTGGTGACTTGATGAGATGTAAAACCGCAAGAGCTAGCGGCAACTATGTTTCTTCTGATTGGACAAAAGCCACTAAGTATACTGACGATTCAGCTGTAGAAAAGCTAAACAAATCTCTGACTTCCGAAGAAGTGTTTAACAGACTTACTGATAACGGGAAGAAACAAGGGATATATATGCAAGGCGATCAGTTGTATATCAACTTCTCTTATGGCAAGGGCGGTACACTTACATTGGGAGGTGTAAACAATGAAAATGGCTCAATACAGATACTAGATGCCATAGGAGCGGAAGTTGGTAAATGGGATAAAGATGGACTGAACATCAAAAAAGGCTCGATTTATGGAAGCACGATATATTTAGATAAAGAAAAAGCGTCTGCGCTCATCGTTGGCCGTAACAATTCGAAAGAAATATTCACTATCGGAAGCATGGGGATGCATATTGATAATACTAATATGGGACTTCTCGCATCAGACAGTATGGTTGTTGACCTTATGGGCGGTTGGTTTCATGGTTTGAGAATGAAAGCATCTAATAATGGAAGGGGATACGGTTCTTCAATTTCCCCGGAATGCTTCTCTATTGGATGGGCTGAGGATTTACAAGGATGGTCTGATGCAATGTCAACAGTAAAATCGTACACATTCAGCATTAGCGAGAACTCAACAGGTTGCCTTTCAATTAGAATTAATGGAAGTAATTATATTAATGATTATGTAGATATAAGCCCAAGAGAAATAAAAACAACTGGAACTAAAAACCGTGTTGTTCCAACAGAGAATTATTCAAACAGACTTCAATATTGCTACGAAACAGCTTCGCCAATGTTTGGAGACATCGGTGAAGGAATTACTGATGAGAACGGTGAATGTATCGTTGAAATCGGAGATATCTTCACGGAAACCGTAACAACACGCATTGAGTATCAAGTGTTTTTGCAGAAAGAAGGGGAAGGAGATTTGTGGATTGAAAAGAAGAAAGAGAATTACTTCATTGTGCACGGAACTCCGAATCTGAAATTTGCATGGGAACTGAAAGCAAAACAGAAAGATTACGAATATGTAAATCTTGAGGAAGATGTTGACAGGGAAGAAAAATTACCTGAAAGCCCTGAGAACATATTAAACGCGGAACTAGAAACCTTGATTAAGGAACAGGAGGAACTTTTAAATGAAACAGCTTAGTGGTTTTTCAATTTTAAATGTAAATGGAATGGACAGAGCTACATTTACTTATGACGAGATTGACGAGAGCGGAAATCTTGTATCGCACAACAATAAGAAATCGTTCTATATCGTTGATGCTGAACTCAAAACTCATGTAGATGCGATTAGAAAATTTATCACAGTAAACAAGGTTGACGAGGCGTAAGGGCATGAATAATGCTCTTACCCTTTTAATAAATGATTCAATAAAGGAGAATTAATCATGGAATGGACAAAGTACACAACTAAAGAAGCACTGAAAGACAATGATGAACTTATGATTCTCGACAAGGACGCAAATGCAAACAAGCGTACTTTGATGGACAAGATATGGGATTATGTTGTCGATAAGATGACTACGGCAGTTATCGCAAAGTTAGGAACAACTAACAAAACTTTGATTGGGGCAGTTAATGAATTAAATAGCAAGACACAATCTGGTACAACTGGAGCTGTAGAAATTGCAGCAAACAGT